GTAACCATGCCATCTTCGACTGAGTTGACTGATGGTGCTACTACTGTATTCCAATAATCGCCGTAGTTGTAGGCGAAGTGTACATCTGCTTCAGGATTTGCGAACTTTAATCGTTCGATTAGTTCTTGAACCTTCATAGTAATGCTCCTTAGTTTAGAATTAAGTTTTGTGAATCTACTGTGTGCTAAGTGCTAAGCACAAATACTTTTACTACATAAACATTATACCATAGATTTGAACTATTTGATATCACTATGTGAAATAAATAATGAGAAATCGACAATTCGTGTGTGAGAATGTTCGAGAATAGGTTAGAAAGTTACATAGTTACATAGTTACATTATAGAAGTATGTAGACCTTCAGATCTAACATCTCTGTGTGCTAAGAATTAGTATGTCTTCTGATCATGCAGATGCATAAGTTACATTCTAAATCGTAGAAGAGCTGAGAGTTCTAAAATTTAGCTGAAAAAGTTACATAAAATTGTGTAACTGAGAGCGAATATGTAACTGAGAGATGACAGCTGTGTAAGGCTAGTAACTGAGTTACATAGTTACATATATTTAATTATTAAATAAAAGTATATATATTATATAGTATACAATCTCACCTCGTTTTTGTGTAACTGTAACCAAAATTTGTAACCGTTACTTCCTGCTCCAGCAGGTATAGAATCGCACCATCGATAACAGGAGCAATTTATGTCAGAAAAGAAGATTCACGGCAATAGCAAGTATAAGCCAGAGTATTGCGAAAGAGTGGTCGAGATGGGCAAGCAGGGATTCTCGAAAGAACAGATGAGTAGTGCTTTGGGCGTGGGCTGGGATTGCTTTGATAACTGGGCCAAGAGTCATGAAGACTTTAACCAGGCCATACGTACGGCGATCCAAGAGGAACTATCATATTGGGAAAATCTAGGACTGCAGAACATCGTAGAGGCTCCGGGAGGCCAGCGCTTGAATGGCGCGGTCTACAACAAGATCATGGCCGCCAGATTTCCTAGAAAATACTCAGAGCGGAACAAAGTCGAGCTTACGGGCGCCGATGGTGGAGCTGTGCAAATCGAGAACAGTCACACTCTGGGCCAAGAGATTCTGAATGAGATTCTTGGCAGCCTCCAAAAGTCGAGCCAAGAAGATTGAATCGGGCTCTCGGCAAACGGGCTTTAAAACGGGCTCTAGCTCTTGCCGATTCAGAGCAGAGTCTCGAGAACGCTTAGATTCTGAGTGCTGAGCTCTCGAGATGACGCGCAGGAGTGGATTATTCCCTAGGCGATTTTGAGACTGTGCCGAGTGCTGAGCTTGCAGATTCTGATCTCAGCTGTTAGATTGTAGATTTTCCTCTCTTTCTTTTTTGTTGTTCATGAGTTCATTATACATGGTTCTATAAAAAAGTACAATATCTTATTTCACTATATGACAAAGTTTTCTTTGTGCACGCATATCACGTTTCTTAGAAAAAGTACAATTTTCTATATCATCATATGAAATAAATTCTTTTTCAGTTTTGTCACAATGTGAAATGAAATTTATGTTCTTTTTAAAAGAACTATGTATAATGAATCTTGTAGTACAAAGTTGTATTTTCTTAATTCTAAACAGGAGTATTAAATATGAAAAACGCGTTCGCAATCAAGAACATCGAATGTTTCCCTTCGAAATTAAAAGCCAAAATCGCTGGCACAGATGTTTATGTCAATATCGAGAAAAAATCGATTCTCGAATATCTTAAATCTCTCCCAGCAAATTCAGATGTTTGTGAAGTTACGATGTCAGATTACATTTACATCGAATTCAAGTAAGCAGCTAGGCACCCAGCTCATAGCAGTTGGGTGCCGATTCTTTTCGAAGCTTCAGCTTAGCTCTGGGCACTGAGCTGCGGGCTTTTTTGCTACAGAAAGCATAGGACCTCGAACACTTCTCCGGGGGCGCGCTAGGTCAGCTTCTGAGTCCACAGTCCTCAGTACCTAAAGTAAACACTTTCCTCTGCAGCTCTCTGCAGCTCTGCAGATGTCAGATTGAATAAGGATTTACGGACCGGTTCGGTCTAGGATTGTCATCATCGGCATAGATGCTGGGTTCACTGGCATGGTAGTCCAGTGTGATCATGCCACTATCTCTGAGGTATCGGAGTGCCTGACTCAAAGCGTCTACGTAATCATCGTGCCGTCCCAGTGGAAAACTACATACCTCAGACACGAAAGGTTGTATCCAAGTCCTTGGCTGCCCCGGTATCTCACTGCTTTCAGGCAGGTACATCAGCCCTTTCTCGATCATCGGAGCCACAATGTTCAGACGTGTTGCTTTGTCTGCCGACCCTGGATTGTAGCCACGAATAGGAATTCTGGTTTGCTGTAGGTCTTGTATCAGTGCTATACCGCTAGACTTGTTCTCAATCAGAATCATGTCTACCTTCTTGCCAGACCCAAACTCGTCCGGATTGCCATAGACCTCAGTGTACTCGTCCTGTAACTTAGCCCTTAGATCCGGGTACAGTAAGTGCTCAGACCAACAGTCAATCAGCATGACACGGTTACCAGAATCCGGCCCTGGCCTGAAGATACCTAGCACTACACACGCAGTGGGGTCGTTCACAGTCTTATCAGAAGTAGCTACGTCATAGGATTGTATGACATAGCTAAACTCGGGAAAAGGTTTCTCAGAGTCATAGAGCTTGAACCAACTCCGTTTGACCAGACCACTCTCTTCAGGGTTCAGTATCTCAGCGTGTATCTCCTGCCTGCCGATCTCGGTGCCTTCATACTGGAGAATCTGATTCTGAAAGGTCGGTGCCAAATTGTGCATGTTCGAGTAGGTGCTTGCAGTGGTGACGTGCACGTCTTCACCATCGCGGTCATACAGCTCTACGATCTTAGGAACCGGTTTCGGAGTGGTGGTGCAAACCATTCGTGGCTTCTTACCGAGCCTAAGACTGAACTGAATCATGTCCCAAGCATCGTCCAGATAGTCATAAGCTGCAAGCTCGTCAGCCCAGACATGGTGCCATTGAGGACCTCGGAACCGGGACGGTTCTGAGGCGGCAATACCTTTGATTAAAGAACCATTCTTTAAAGTCAGTTCGTGCAGAGAAATGCCGTAGTTCTCGATGATTTCGGGAGGACAAACGTTCAGAAGCCCAGATTCACCGCCGAAGCACACGTCACGAATGTCGCCACTGGTAGGAGCAGTGACTAGAATGCGGCTCTTAGGATTTGACCATGCAGTCCACCACACCCACTCGGCTGCTAACCTAGTCTTTCCAGCCCCACGGCCAGCTAGCAATAGCCAGATCGCCCAGTCAGTCGGTGGCTCGATCTGATGAGGAAGAGCCACAGTCATCCACTTAAGCCGAGCTTTGAAAGCTGCCCGCCACTCAGGCGACATCTTCGATAACTCGGCATCGTGTTTGGTAATTCGTTTTGATATTAGTTTGAGCTGCTCATCAGTCAAAGGCATAGCAGTATTGTAACATCCTGACAAAGGGTGTTATGATTCGTGTACATGGATCCTAGCTCGAACGTCTCGGTTTCGTTTGACCCGTCTGAAATCGAGGCGATACTCAATCAGTCTGCACAGAAGACTTCGCCATTACAGTCCGTAGTTCCTCAGCAAGAACAGCCTCAAGTAGTTTCACAGCAAGAACAGCCTCAGCCCTCTCCTTATGGTCCGCTCAGCACTTTAGCAGATCATGCGTTAGATCTTGGTAAAGGTGTTGCCTCAGTGCTTGACAATACAATCGGTGGTGTGCTGCCATTCATAGCAAAGCAAGCGACGTACGCAGGCAGTCGAGCATTTGGGCAGTCTCCTGAAGAAGCAGAGCAGACTTCGAACCAAGCAGCCGGCTACTTCAATCAGCCCTTCGGTAGTGCACTAGGCATTACCAATGACCCTGCATATAGAAACGAAGCAACATCACAACTGATGGACTATGTTGGTCAGAACATCGGTCAAGGATCACAGTGGATCGCTAATCAGACTGGACTACCAGTTCAAGATGTAGAGAATATGATGAACACCATGCTAGGTGCATCAGGCGAGTTTGCTGGTCCAGCTGCTAAAGCTGCAGGTAGAGGCGCTAAAGCAGTTGCTCAAGAAGCTGCAAACAGAGCATTCATGGGTGAGTCATTAGTTCCAAGTCAGTTTGGTAGTTTGTCTCCTGAAGTTACAGCTCTTGGCATTACTCAAGGCAGAAAATCCAGAAGCTGGAGAGACACTGACTATGAGCAGTTTAAGAAGAATGAAGAAGCAGGTATGGACCCTGCTCAAAACATGTATGAAACAGGAACGTACAAAAGTTTTGACTTAAAGCCACGCCAAGAGATTTCAAGCAAAGGATCTAAAGTCACGGTCACACCTGACATGATTCCTAAGTTGGACTTGAAGATGAAAGATGTCTATCAACATCC